GGAAATGTACACCGCCATTGAGAATCCGCAGGCACAGCCGCTTGATGACTATGAGGCACACGAAATCTTCATGCTGTTCTCTCAGGCTCCGGTGCAATACACCAAGGAAGGTTTCAATTTCCGCATAAACAAGCAGGAATACAGCTACATGGTGTATGGCGACGACGGACTGGTGGATATGAGCTTCCACCTTCAGAACGTGGGTCGTCAGTTCCTCTACCGATATGATCCGGAAGACATGACCCGCATTGAACTCTGGGCGGTTACTGACACGGGTGCAAAGTATGCGGCCATCGCCACACCGAAAGTCACTATCCACCGTGCAACTTTGGAACGAACCGCCGAGGAGAGCGCTTACCTCTTTGCACAGCTGGAAGCCAACCGCCGCACACGTGCAGCTATGCACATCGCACAAGAGGAACTGTTTATGGAGGAAGCCATGGGCGAGGCATACACCCAGCTCCGCATTCCGCGTCCAGTGGCAGTGAGCGAAAAGCAGCTTGACGGATACCGCGAAGAAATGAAGCGTGGCACACTGGAAGCTCCGGTACAGATGCCCGACACGGACATTCCGGAAGAGCCTGTACTGGCAGACGAACCGCTGACTTTCGCATCAGCCGGTGACTGGACAAAGAAAGTATCGAACCTGACGTTTGATGAACTTGACAGCTTGGGAAAATTCTAACGATTTGATTAAACAATACTTAAATACCTATTAAGACAATGAAATTTACTACAGAAATGAAAGAACAGGTGCGTACCGCACTGATTGCCTATTGTGAAAATTATCCTACCCGTAACCGTGCGGCAGAAAGTCTGCAAAATGTCAGCTCTGCCACCGTCAGCCAGTTGTGCAACGGAAAATATGACTTGATCAGTGATGACATGTTTACCCGCATTGCGGTGCAGATAGGCTTTGCCTTCGATTCGTGGACGCTGCACGAGGGAAAGACCTTCAAGGAAATCACTTTTGCGCTGAGTGACGCACAGGCATACAAGAACGTGACATGGGTGGTTGGCGATGCCGGATGCGGAAAGACTACCGCAGCTATTGAATACCGCCGCACGCACCGCAACGTGTTCTACATCTTATGTTCTGAAGACATGCGCCGTTCAGATTTCGTACGTGAGATAGCCAAGCAGGTAGGAGCGCCGACGGACTCCAGCAATCTGCGTGACATGCTAGAAAATGCCATCAGCATGATTGCCTTCCTGAGCAACCCGCTGCTTGTCTTCGATGAAGGCGACAAGCTGACCGACAGTGTATTCAATTACTTCATCAGCATATACAACCGTCTGGAAGGTCACTCCGGCATCATATTTCTCAGCACCGACTACATCAAGCGCCGCATGGAAGCCGGACTTCGCTACAACAAGAAAGGTTACAAGGAAATAAACAGCCGTATCGGACGCCGTTTCTTCGATGTATCTCCCACGGAACAGAATGACATATACGCCATCTGTCAGGCTAACAATCTGACCGACCGTGCCGATATCGAAGAGGTGCTGAAGGATGCCAGACGAAGCGACAACGACCTTCGCCGTGTGAAGCGATGCATCCACCGTCAGAAACGTATTATCGAAGCCCGCATAAAGAAAGGAGGAAGCAATGAATAAAGAAGACACTACCCCACCCCCACAGAAAAAGAAGTTTACTTTCGATCGCAACGCAAAAGGTGTCCGTGAGCTTCTATCCATGAAATTTGATGTAATGCAGTTTGATGGTCCCTGGTATAATGCATTCGGTACTCCTGAACGACGGGGAGTATGGATCATCTGGGGAAACTCCGGAAGCGGAAAGACCAGTTTTGCCCTTCAGCTTTGCAAGTATTTGTGCCGTTTTGGTCGCGTAGCTTACGACTCCATGGAGGAAGGTGCTTGCCGCACTATGCAGGATGCCATACGGCGTACAGGCATGATGGAAGTAAACAAGAGGTTTCTGCTGATTGACAATGAGAGCATGGAAGAGCTTAGCATCCGTCTTCGGCGACAGAAAAGTCCCGATATCGTGGTGATCGATTCCTTCCAGTACACCCGCATGACGTACCGCCAGTATATCGACTTCAAGGAGCAGCACAAACGGAAGCTGCTCATCTTCATCAGCCATGCCGAAGGCCAGTTGCCAAACGGACGCGCCGCCAAAGGTGTGATGTACGATGCCTCGCTGAAAATATACGTGGAAGGTTTCAGGGCATTTTCAAAGGGTCGGTTTATCGGTCCGGTAGGACATTACGACATTGTGCCGGAGAAAGCCCGGCAATATCACGGAGAAGAATAATCATAAAACACACAGTCATGAAAACAATAATGAAAGAACGCTTCATAACCCCGCAGCAGATCAAGGCACTGCAAGCCCAATTCCATAAGATGGGTTTTACCGATGAAGACCGCCACGGATTTATCAGCCAGCTTACAGCCGGTCGTACAGACAGTACTTCAGGGCTGACCAAAGAAGAAGCCGGACTGCTACTGAGCCGCTTCAACAAGGAATCAGCCGACCGAATCCGCAAGGAGGCGCGTGCCTTGGTAAAGCAGATATTTTCATTGTCGTTCCGCATTTCCTGCCTGAACCGGAACTACACGAACGACACACCGGAGGATTTTGAAATGAACAAAGCTAAAATCAACCAGTTCTGCCGCACACGCAGCAAGTTCCGCAAGAACCTGACGGAAATGTCACTGGCAGAACTAAAAGAAGTGAAACGACAGTTTGAGGCAATGGCAAGAAAGGAGGAGAAATGAGAAAACAATCAGAAATAAATCGGGCAATAGAGCACTTGAAGGCTTATACAGGCGCAGCGAGCCGAATACAGGTGGAAGTCCTGGAAATGAAGCGCAGCGAAACATGGGTATTCAATCAGTATGTGCGCGACGTTCCGGAAGACGAGCGAAACGAAACCCTATTCTATGCCGCACGCGATGCAGCCCAGTTCCTCGCCGGAAAGATTGGTATCAGTTCCATCTGTCCGGATCTGGAGGACGAACCGGAAGAGGAAGAAGAAACTATTACATTGAGCCTCTCGGAATACAAGAAGCTTCTGCGCCGATTGGATCGTGTAGAAAGAAGATTAGGACTCAGGGTGGGTTCTTTAGAGAAAGTACCTAGAAAGGATATTTCAGAAGCACCGGATGATTTGATAGGTCAGGCTGACGCATGCAGATTAATAGGATGTGGAAAAACAACTATAAAAAGATGGGCTAACAAAGGGCTGATAACAGGATATCAGAAAGGACGTAGCGTGTATTACAGCAGACGCGAGCTGATTGGTAGCCCGGTAGTGAAAGATTACAAGGACAGTAAATCAAACAAGGAATAATCATGGAACATACAATCGAACAAATCCAGAATGACATTATGAACCGCATGCAGCAATTTGATTTCACCGACCAGGTACTCATCCTGCGGGAACTGGAAAATTTCTGCGGACAGCAGGCAGACGAAGCTCTGAAGATGGAATACGACATGGCGGCAATGGAAGATATGAGGAATGAAGAAGGATAGAAAGAAATATCTCATTTGGAGAATTGTATGCATAAGGCCTGACGGAAGTAAAAAAACACAGTGTGTATGCTGTCGAACCAATAATGTTGAAACAATAAGGAAGATTGCTTTAAAGATCAATCCCGATTCAAAAGTACGACTATACTATACAGAATTTAAATAACTATTAAAACTTAATTAAGTATGGCAACAAAAAGAACCAAGAAAACAGTAATCAGCGGAGTAAGCCGCGAACAGTACGAACAGGCATTCGCCGATTTTGCGATGGCCGATGCAAAGGCCCAGTCACTCACTGCAAAGATGGATCAGGAAATGACGAAAATCCGTGAAAAGTATGCCGACCAGCTTGCCGAACTTAACGATACGAAGGATAAGGCTTTCGAAGTGATGCAGACCTTTGCGGTAGAAAACAAGGATGTGCTTTTTGCGAAGAAGAAATCACTGGAATCAGCACACGGTATCATCGGTTTCCGCACCGGCAACCCGAAGCTGAAGAACATGAAAGGCTTCACCTGGGCAGCTGTGACAAACCTCTGCAAAGAGTTCCTTCCACAGTATATCCGCACAACCGAGGAACTGGCTAAAGACAAGCTGCTTGCCGACCGTGACATTCCTGAAATTGCGGAACAGTTCGCAAACATCGGCGTACAGGTGGTGCAGGATGAATCTTTCTACGTAGAACCAAAAAAGGAAAGCGATGCGGTCCAGACGGCCTAAATACACGTATGAACGCCGTGGTCCTCTTTGGATCGTATATCGGAATGAATATACTGATACAATTTGCACAGGCACTCCCGTAGCGGAGTGCCGATCCAAAGAGAAAGCACGGGATATGGTTTATGAACTTAATGGATGGGAAAAAGATGGAAAAGTACAGAATTGAAAGACAATTTATCAAAAAGCCTGCTCCTGCATACGCATTGAAGGTATCAGGATACTATCATAAGAGATTTCCAATTAAATCGCTTGCCGAGCAGGAAGCAAAGAAAGAAATGGACGTAATAGAAAACTATTTGAACGACTTTACATACATCGTTCGAAACTCTAAAAACAAACTTGGTGTAACCCATAAGATAGAACGCACAGATAATCGCATTACGGTATACACTCTCTACAATACACCTATAATCACATTTTGGATTGAGGAGGAAAAGGAAGATGAATAAATTACTCTGTTGTAAATGTGGAAAAGAGATTAATCCGGATGCAGGATATTACAATGCACCATCCGGTCCTCATTGCATATCCTGTTGGACAGGGAAAGATATAAATGATAGGATAAAAGAGTATGGGAAAGGAATATATGTCATCAAGACAGGAGCCGGAGATTATCTGAAAAAAGGATACCCAAAACTCTCATCGGATTTTTCGTATGAATTATGTTTTGTGAAAGATATTAAAAAGGCAAGGAAATTCAGCAGCTTCATCAATGCTTGCAACTTCCGTAATTTATCTCCTTTCCTGAAAAAATGCGAAATCATTAAATTGGAATAGCTATGGCTGAATTAATCTTTAAGACTAACATCCGGCGTGACAAGTGGCCGCGCTGGATGAAGAAGCTGCACGAGTACATGACCCGTGTAACTCAGAACCGGGAACTGGAGCCTACCCGTGATGAATATCTTCGTCTGAAAATGATAATGGAGGGTTGTCTTGGAGAATTAAAAAATGAGGAAGACGCACGCCGGGCTTCCATTCATGTATTTCTCGGAGAAGATGACGACCGGTTATCTCTCATAGTAATGCGAAGCAATCTGGTAATAACATCTTATTACATCGAATAATGAATAAACGTACACAAATCATTCTTTTCACAGCCTTTTCTCTTATCATCGGTCCGCTGATTATTTTGGGATTCATTCTGAAACTTGCGGGAAAGATGCTCGATATACTTGGCTGGCTCTGCTGGATGGAACCACGCATGGCGCGGAAAGGATGGAATGAATTAATCAGAAAAATAAAAGAATCATGGAGCACAAATTAGGAGAAACCTTCATCTGGCACGGACAAACGCTCGCGGTCGCCGAGGTGAAAGATCAGGAAGAACCTTGCAGCGGATGCTGGTTTTTTGAGTACGCCATCCCCTGCTACGGTAACGAGCTTAACTGTACGGACGATTCGAGAAGAGACCATACTAACGTAATATTTAAACAATCAACAAAAACAGAAGAATTATGATGCACAACTGGTTTACATGCAAAATCCGTTATGAGAAAACGATGGGAAACGGAATGCAGAAGAAAGTAACAGAACCCTATCTGGTAGACGCTCTCAGCTTCACCGAAGCCGAAAGCCGTATTATCGAAGAAATGACACCGTTTATCAGCGGCGAGTTCGAAGTGGCTGGAGTTGCAAAAGCTAATTACAATGAACTGTTCTCAAGTGAAGAGGAGTCTGCCTGTATCTGGTATAAGTGCAAACTCTGGTTTATTACACTGGATGAAAAGACCGGAGCAGAAAAGCGTACTGCCAGCAACGTACTTGTACAAGCTTCCGACCTTCGCGACGCCATCAAGAAGCTGGACGAAGGAATGAAAGACACTTTGGCCGACTACGTGATAGCCTCCGTACAGGAAACCTCCATTATGGACGTGTATCCTTACAAAGCGGAACCCGATGTGAAACCCGAATTTGAAAATGCAGACAGAAGATGAAAACAGAAAAGACCTATATCCATCGCCGCGTATGCCTCTGCCGCCAGTGCGGAGGAACCGGCACAGTGACCGTGTATGCAGAAAAAGATTTGCAGCATCAGTACCCCGAACAGAAAGTATGTCCGCAATGCCAGGGCAGCGGACGGATCTGGCTCAGCGGAACAGTAATCAAACAGATTGAACCCTATGCAGAACCAGAACCTTAATCTGTTCAAGCCTCGCAGGGTGGCGGCAAAGATTCATTACAGCATGATCAGCCAGTTTATGTTCATCTGGGTGAAGTGGAACCGCCCCTGCGATCTGAAGGTGCAACGATCACAGCAGAACCCGGAATTACAGGGTATCTGCTTTGATATTGAGAATAATGACACACTTGACATGATTCGGGAACTGAAGCGTGATTTGAAGATTGAAATTATAGACCTTTAATAACCACTATCCCGGTGCGGCCTGACCACCTATCCGGGAACAAATTTCGGGATATTCCGAAAAAAATCGGGCAAGCGTGTTTGGATAATAAAAAAGAATTTGCATATTTGCGGTGCTCTAAGATTTTTGAATAACAACAAGGACAGCGAGTTCTGTCCGATTGCACTGCATCCGGGCATTTTTTATGCCTGTATGCAAACCGTCTATAAGATGGCGGCATCTAACCCCGCGCATACGTTGTAATGGCGTAGGCAAGTCCTTGTTGTATGGTCTTAGAGCGGCGGGTAGTGGATGCCGTTCTTTTTTATCATCCACACAAATGCTCATTAAAAATACAACATTATGTGTAACAAGAAAAATGAAGCCCCGATGACCGGGCAGGTTGAAGTGTTCAACTTCAGCCAAGAGAAAGCACCAATTCGTGTGCAGTTAATCAACAGTGAACCGTGGTTTGTGGCAAAAGATGTGTGTGAAGTGCTTGGCATAGCGAATCACAAAGATGCTGCGTCACGTCTTGATGAAGATGAACGGCGTGGGGTCGGCATTACCGACCCCATCGGAAGACCACAAACAGTCACAGCAGTTTCCGAGAGTGGTTTGTACTCTTTGGTATTCCAGAGCCGCAAGGCAGAGGCGAAGAAGTTCCGCAAATGGGTAACGAGTGAGGTGTTGCCGTCCATCCGCAAGAAAGGATATTACGGTATATACAAGCCGAAAACAGATTTCATCGACGCGCGAGATATTCCCTACGAAACACGTATGTTCAATAACAGTCCAGTACGTTGCGTAACCATAGATAATGAAACGTGGTACAGCATGAACGACCTGCATGCGGCAATGGGAAGCCGTACCGAAAGTACACAAGCTGCCAAGAAGCTTAACGCCAAACAAACATTAGCAAAGAAAATCCTTCTTTTTGGGGCAAACAATCCCGGATGGTTTGTAATGACACGCGGAGCAATGCTTCTGCTTAGTGCAAGCCGTAAAATGAACAACGTGAAACAGATGGAACTTGAATTCAAGGAGGACTGACCTATGGCAACAAAATTCAATTATGAACAATGGGAAAAGTATCTGAAGATAGCAGATTTTGAAGAAACCGTAGATTCGCTAGATAATATCCTTTTTACCGCAGTCATGAGATTGCTTGACACGGATGGTGGATGTCCGGTGGAACAAGACCAGACCGATGTGTCGAACGTGCGTTTCCTGCTGGAAAGCCTTCGTAAGTGTATCAGACAATAATACAGAAAAAATCCCCGACACCGAAAACCGATGCCGGGGATTGCTGTATATTATTCACCTGGTTCTCCAAGGAAATGACATATCGCTTCGTGCTGCAAGGGAGTCAGGCTTCGCTGTCCCTTATGGAAATGCAGTTCCGTAAGCCGTTGCTGTAAGTCTTCGTTCAACACTATCCAGCGGCGAAGCTGCGCTACGGCACTCCGGGTACTGGATTTAGGGAAATATTGCTGAGCCAGGTCTGTAAGGTATATCGCTTTCATATAGGTAAAGATACGAATTATTTTTTGTACTGCAAAAATTACCCTGCGGTAAACGTCCTGTTTCCGCAGGGTAATAGATCATTTTTCCGGCGGTAAATTATTCGCCTTCCAGCTCCTTATACGATTTTACCTTCTTAAACTGAAGGTTCTCCAGTGCCAGCGTGCTTTGCAGTCCCAGTCCCGGACGGAACTGAAGATGAACCTGACGGATGTAACTTTCGTTGAAGTCTTCCGACGTTTCCGAACCGTTGCTGCGTATCTGAGCCTGGAATGCTCCAAGATTCTCCAGTTTTACGATTTCTCCTTTGGCGATGTGGCGGTTTATCTGCTTGATCAGCGCACGGATCACGTTCAGCACGTCACCGTCGGTCAAGGTCGTACTGTAGGCGATATCATCCGCCAGCTCGTTGATTTCGACTGTTCCGCTCGCCTGTGCCTTGGCGTAATACTTCGCAGTGCCTTCCATATCTCCCGGCTTCTTGTAAGCCGCAATAGAATAGTTGATAGCCATGTGTCTGTCTTTTTTAAATGTTTGTAAAAATGTGGTTAACTTGTCTAGACAGTGCAAATCTACGGCTGTACAGGTCCGGGCTGTCGTAAAAGCAGTTATTATGTGCGTGAATAAGATAATGTCCGCATTTTTTTGTAATTTTGCGATAAATCGTTGTCTATGGATTCTCAACTGGAGCTGTTCCCGTCATATAAGCTTTCGCTATCGGAAATGACCCGAAAAGTCACTCTCCCACTAAAGCGTATGGCATCAGATAGAAAAGAACGTCTGATGCTACGCAACCGTGCGATGGTGGCACGCAAATATTATTGGGAGGAAATCATGCGCCGCCGTCCTGACGACGTGACTGTGATACTGGCTGAACATGAATTTTTTGTAGACGAACGTACCATCCAGAACGCGCTGATGGAAAACGCGGATTTCTATACAGATCTTTGCCGCCGTAAAGTGACGGCACGCCAGCTTCAGAAAATGTTTCCTACGTGGAAATTCTGATTATTCGATTACAGCCGCTTCAAATGCCATTTCATATACTTTCAGTCCGTCTTCCCTTTTCAGAGGTACACAGCTTCGGCGCATGTATGGTTGCTGGAAATGATCAAACCACCGCCCATGTATCGTTTGCTTTATCTTTTCCAGCAGGTCAAAACGTTTCAGAGCAGTATCCCGTACGGATTTCGGGGTACGGGTGTTCAGACTTGCACAATCATTGAAGGCAATGGTAAGCACAGCTCGCAGGGTACAGCGTTGGGGCACTGTCCCCATGGAAGACAGGTCACGTGTGTCGGGCATGGAAAATTCTACCAGACAACAAGGCCATGCCACAGGCGGACGTTCATCGGTGTAATAATCCAGCTGACCTTCGTCAGCATCAATCCAGCGGAGTTCTGGCACTTCCGTTTCAAGCAGTTCGAGCAAATCGCTCATGTATTCTTTCTTCATTTCAATATGGATTTAAAAAGTTGTTCGCTTACTGTCTTTAATTTACGTTCCAGTTCCGGACAGTTACCCATGAACTGTCTTTGGGGAATGTTCATTTTCCGTATATGACTTTTCACCTCGACAGTCTTTCTCTTTTTCTTTCCTTGTTTTTTCAGATTACGGGTGTGAGCCTTTACCACCACGCTTCCGGTAAAACCTTCGTTGTGAACCTGTGCGTAAGGGACCTTGCTGTTTCCGGCGGCAATGACCACCTTCTTTGGGGTTACCCTTACTATACGCACACTGCCTTGCAGTTTACCGCTGCGTACCAGCATAGTCCCTTTCTTCGGCTTGTATTTCGGACTCAGTGCCGGCCATGGTTTACCATCGAAAGACTTTTCTGAGAACCTGGTCCTGGAATATTCCTTGGCTTCTTCCGCTATCAGTTGAGGAAGCGCGCTCATTGCCTGGGCTATTTTTTTTGCAAATTCATCGTTTGTATTCATTTGTTTTTCAATTAAACAAGTGGTTTAAAATTAAAAACATTATCTTTGTAACGTTCTGACAACCGGACTAGATGGGGCCCTACCTTGGTTTGGCGGGGGGCAGCCGCAAGAAATGGAAAGACGCAAGGTTCGGTCAGAGTAATTCAAGTTGAGGTATGACACCGGCTATCCAATCCGGGCGGGCGGAGAACCACGGGATGGTTCTCCTTTACGGGCCGGACGGACGCAAGGACATACTTCAGCGTTTTTTTATGAGCAGTCCCCACCGGCGTTTATCCCAGATGTTCTTTTTCATATAGGCTACGGTCTTTCCTTTCAGATTAGTCTGCATGACGTACCATGTTTTCAAAACCAAAGCTTCACCCTCTATCTTGTAGTTTACTGCCACCACCTCATCGCGATAGAATTTCAGCAGGCAGTAGGTATCAAGCTGTTCTGCCTTTTCGAGCGAGTTCTTCTCTATCTCGTTGTTCAACCATACTTCGTCAGGATCCATCAGCGTATCGAGCATGGCATTCCACAGTGCGATACGGTTATCTCTTCCTTTTGCGGTAGTATGACCGAAAAACTGTTTTTCGTATATGACTACCTTCCGTCCGTCGTAATCGGTCAGCGAAATCACACCATCTACAGCTTTTTCTTCCCAAAGCTGTTTTTCATTGCGCTCCACACGGGGCGGCATATCGTCCTGAGCGTTGTCCTTCATCTGCTGTACGGTGGGAAGCTCCCAGCGGTCGGCGGTCATCTTTTTCAAATAGGATGCGGCCTGCTGCGGGAACTTGCGGATGTACATCTGGTCGGCAGTAAATATCTGTGCGGTGTCGCAACGGTTAACTCCCCATCCTTGGGCTGCCTGCATCTTCCATTCTTTGGTAGTCAGAAAGTCCAGTACCCTCTGCCGCATAGCAGACAAATCCTCACCTTCTACCTGAAATGTCATAAGCCCTCGTACACGGCAACGGCAGTTCCATCCATTCGGAGGATATATCTTGTTCCAAAGTTCGTCATTAGCCGGAAGAATCACTCCATGCAGTTTTTTATGTTCCTCACGTACACGGCCATCGGCTACGGTGAGGTATTGCCAGTAAGGGAAGACAGTCCTGTTCTGTACCAGTCTGCGGTACTGCGAAGTGGCTTCTGCTGTCAGTACGGCAGTATCGTATTCGGTTTGCTGCCACGTCCGGTTAAAGGCTTTTGTCACCTGCTGTGCCTTTTCCATAAATTCATTGTAACTTCCGCTTTCCCGGAACAGACGGTTGAGTTCCTGGATTTCCGCAAGCGTCTTGGCAGCACTGAAATGATATAGATTGGTTTCCATGGCAGTACGGAAAACATCATCGGGAGCATTGTAGGCAAAACCGGTATCAATGTTTCTTACGCCTGATTTAAATGATGTTTGAATTGCATTTAAAAATTCTCCGGAAAAGAACCTGAAAAGATCAGGTGAGAACAGTTCCTCACCGTTCCACACTTCATCGGCTATCTTTTCGTCAAGATCCGAATCATCCCTCATGCGGACTGCGCCAGCCCCGGCTCCCGTCGGGGCTTCTGCGAAAAAACCTTTTATCCATTCCCAAAGACTTTGTTTGTCCGTATTGCGTACAGGAGGCTCGTTCCCTTTTTCCGGATCTTTCTTCGGCTCCTGAACCTCTTCCGTACGAGGTTTCTTATTCCCGTTTGCAAAAGGCTGCTGTACGGATTCTGCCGGATTCAGGCTTTGCAGAATGTCCTCATCGTTTTTCGGTTTCGGTATGCCAAACTTCTCGTATACCCATGAGCGAGGAATGGGAAGTATTTCGCTCAGTGTTTTCAGGTCTGTTACGGAAAGTTCATCCTTCTTGTCTACAAAAGAGAACTTTCCACCACCTGCCGGATACCCGCGTTTCTCCAGTAACGGCACAAAGAACTTGTTCAGCATGCGGATAACAAAACGCCGGTCGCTGCGGTGCTTCTTTTCCTGTACGGCCAGATGTACCTGGCTTTGGCTGAGTGATGAACCGCTTTGCGTAGTCATGGTTTGTCCCAGAATCGTAATCAGTATTTCTTCGTTGCACGCTTTCCGGAAATCATCGTAAAGGGCTCCGTTGGTTGTTCCGCTCATCAGGGTGGTTTCTATCTCACTTTCTTTTGGTACTACCATATAAGGTGCGGAACCGGCCGTCTCGAATGCCTCAATCAACATCCTGCGGCTGGTATCGTCCAGTGAGTTATACTTACCGATACGGATGGGCATACCGAAAAGCTCGACAAACTGTGCCCAATCGCCAAAACCGCCCCGCTTATATATAACATATGGAGCGACTTTCAGCAAAAGCCCCAGATCATCATCGCGTCCCCACTGGATAATCATATCGTCACCGGCATAGCTGATTCCGTCACTGTCTCCCTGCTGTCGTACGATGACCTTTTCTTTGGGACGGATGTGTTTCCGTGGAATGGAGTTGAAGTCAAATTCCGGAGTGAATGTAAATTCATCCACAGATATACCCCAAAAGCGGCTCCACATGATGCTTTCCAGCAGCCGCTCGAACTCCAGCGAATTGATAAGGTTTTCCATCACATCGGACTGCTTTCCGTCTTTTGTGATAAAATTAATATCGGCATCGGTAATCGCCTCTATACGCTTGTTGATGGCATCCGTCACGAAACCGTCAAGCAGAATACTGGAGTACAGGTCATACAATGGGAAACGGATGCCTATATCGGCTGCACGCAAAGCCGATTTCCAATTCCCTATGTCATTTATTTCCCGTCTGGGAGGCGTAAGTACAAGAGTACTGTAAATAGGGGTAGGCAAAGCCTTGCTTACTGTTGTCGGATCAGGCATGGCAGCCTTTCCCCTATAATTCTTTTTATTTTTCTTTGCCATAATCGTATCGTTTAAAAATGATTGTCCCGCTTTCGGTTACTTCCGTAATCCATCTGGCAATGGCATCCCGGAGCATGTCCGCAGTCCGTACTGTCCGGTTTGGCAGGAAGATTAGGATTATTACGGTTCTGGTTGTTCTCCAGCCATTCTATTGCCCGGTTATACCGTTTTTCACGCAGTTCCATATCCACTCCGGCGTTGCAGAGGTTGACGAAGTGCCATGCCGCGATATCTTTTACGAACAGCAGCAGGATAGCGTTTCGTGCGCTGCCTGTTGCGGAAAAGATAGCTTGTGTATCGTATTTGGTAAGATAACCGGATGCTTCCTCTATGGCGGCATCAATGGCAGAAAGCATAATCGCCTCATCGCCATGACTTATAGTTTCAATGTTTTCCTGGTAGATATGTGTGTACATATCTTCTGTTGTCAGGTATGCCATAATCTTAGAATCTTTTTTTGTTTGTATGTCTTTTACCGTACCAGATACTTCCCGTTTCAATCTTGGCTGAAAGCTGCTGGCACATGTAGTATCCTCCCTCCACTGCATCAGGTCCGTCAGCCGGTGACGGGAGTCCGTCATCAAACAGATTAAACTGTTCCTGAAGCCGCAACATGTGAGGATTGTCTTTTTCTTTAATATTAAAAACCAGTCTTCCGGCACGGTGCAACGGTTCAAGATTACCTTCGATGCGGGCAAACTTCTCCGGTTTCTTCCGTTCGTCCGGACTGATATTAATGTAAAATCCACGTTCTTTTCCCTTGTTCAGGAAAATTGGTTTGAATACCTGCTCGTAAAACGGGTCCTGAAGGGTGTTGTTCTCAATGAAGCAACGCAGCTGGGCACGCTCCTTCACATAGTCTTGGAGATAGTAGTACCAGTTCACAAATTCATCGTTAGTGACATGCTGAAGGAAACAGGTGTACACATACAGCGTACCTTCATACAGTCCGCACAGGATGTTTGCCTTGAAGGAGTTTTGTGCGGCTTTCTTGCTGACCTTGTTACTGTATGCCGGGTCGCCGTAGCTGACAATGTATTTCAATTTATGTACAGGCGGACATTCTCCCCATTTAATTTCATCGAAATAATGTCCTTCAATGACAGGATTATTGAAACATTCCTTCTGACCGGCTGCCAGACTGACCTGAGCCAGCACTTCATCTACGGCTTCTTCACTGTTTTTTTCGGGCCATACCGATTTTCCGTTCCGATAGTCTTCCTGAGGGTCAGGATGGTTGATGTCTACCATACGCAGGTTGATGATGTCCCAATGTCCCAGCGGCTTTTCACGGTCAGCCAGTTCACGGGCCTTGTTTCCGGCACGCACCACGCAACAATCCTTGGCAATTATATTACCCGTCCAGATGGTCAGTAATGCCTCACTGATGGAACGGGTGAAGAATAAGGCATTCTCAAACCATCGCCACTTGTTGTTCAGCACTTCGATGTTCCGGCATTCCTCGTCGGTATCGTAGTCGTCCATGAGCAGCAGGTCAGGCCGCACTTCATCCAGCTTCACACCACGCGGAGATTGTCCCCATCCCATAGCCATAAACGAAGCCCGGTTTGACAGGATGAAATAATCTTCCGTCCATTTAGTTCCTCTCATGTCCCCGTAGAAGTATCGCAGGCGTTCGTTTGCTTCAAACTGCGCCCGGTACACATTGAGCAGTTTGATAGCCGCATCACTGGTAGCAGAAGCAAGGATTATCACCCGCTTGTTCTTTTTCACAATCACAAGGTATAGTACGGTCATCATTACAATGGTACTTTTTGCCAGCTCACGCGCCCACGAAAGTACCTCGTACCAGTTACCGTCGGAATGGTTTATGATACGACGAATTGCCTTCTTCTGGAAGCCCGCGAACTCATATTTGGCAAACTTATAGAAGAAGAATTTCATCCATGCTATCGGATCGGACTCCAGCTCTTTCAATTTTCGGGACTTCTCTGCATCGCTCATGGTAAAGTCCACCGCAGTCAGTGTGCGCACCTGTCGCAGGAATTCCTCCCAGTCTTCCACCAACTGCTTGTTCTTTCCGGTCAGTTTCTGTCTTGCCATATCATTTCAGTTGTGTCTTAATGAATTCGTCAAACTCGGATGAAATATCGATTGCCTTTTCCGGATTCCGGGCACGCAGCCATGTCAGGAACTTCTTGCTTACTCCGATAATGTCTGCGATGCCGAAATCGCCCTCCATTTTGGCGATGGCCGCAGACAGTTTGTTGATTGTGTCTGCCTGGGCAGGTGTGGCATATTTAGTATCCGATTCGCTGATTGCCTTGTTTATCTGGGCTATCTGCATATACAGATGTCGTATCTGTTCCTCACGGGTGGAGGTGACAGCCGCACGCAGCATCTCCCAGTTCTCCTTTTCCGCCCATCTTCCTACGGTTATACGGCTTACGCCCACTTTCTGCGCAATATCCTGAAAAGTCATGCCTTCCTGCATGAACAGCAACTTTGCCCAGTCCTTTTTCTGTTGGTTTGTCAGGTTGTTTGTCATGTCCGTTCGTGTTATATTTTAAAACAAAGGTAGACAGTTCCGATGAATTGTACCAATCGGTTTGTAATGCTTTCCCTATTTATGTAACTCCTTACATTACAGAATGTAACGCTTACAACCTGATTTGCCTGATTCATTTTTTCACCCGAATTTTGCGATAAACAAGCATGAGCACAATGAACAAATCATACAAATTCACAGTACACGATGAATCGGTCAACACCTACGGCTTCCGTATGCTGACTGATGGAGCCAACCTGACGGAATTTGAGAAAAATCCCGTCATACTGTATAACCATAACGACTGGGAAACGCCAATAGGCCGTGCTGACAGGGTATATAAGGAAAACGGAACCATAGTTGCAGAAATCGTATTTGATACAGCCGACCCGAAAGCCGCTGAGATAGCCGGTAAGGTAGAGCGTGGATTTTTGCGTATGGCATCTGTAGGTGCATGGCCTCCGGAAGAGGCTACGGACGATGAACTTATGAAACTGGACGGACAGACCGGACCGACCATTACACGCTGGACACTCCGTGAAATATCAATTTGTCCGATTGGAGCGAACCACAATGCTCTGGTCATGTACGACCGTACAACAGGCAAACGGATTGACCTGTCAGACCGGAGTACGGTCATACGTCTGGCTGACAATATTAAAAATATGAATCTCAACCCTAAAAAAGAAAACAATATGAGTGTGATTACACAAATGCTGCGCCTGTCCGACTCAGCCAGCGAACAGGCAATTGCCGAAGAAGTGCGCAAGCTCATCGCGTTGCGTGATCAGTATCAGTCGGAAATAGCCGGATTGAAAACAGAAAAAAAGAATTTACAGCTAAAACTGGACACCTACGAACAAAAGGAACGTAAAACCAGAAAGGCACAGGCTGTCTCTCTGGTGGATGCAGCCGTAAAAGACGGACGTATTGATGCTTCCGGACGTGATGCATGGCTGAAAGATCTGGAGAATGATTTTGAAAATGCTTCCGTACGTCTGTCTTCCATTACCAGACGGCAGGCTGTAGCCACACAGGTTATTCCCGAAGGAAAGTCAGGAGCAATAACCCTGCGTGACATGACTTTCCAGGATATTCTGAAAGCCGACCGACTGAAAGAACTGAAGCAGGATAAGGAACTCTACCGTCAGAAATTCCGCGAAGCCTACGGACATGAACCGGCTTAAACCATTTTTACAAACTATTTAAAACAGACAAAACATGGCAGGATTAAACAAAGAAATCTGGCTTCCCGGAATCGAGGAGCAGTTTATCCCGGATACCTCGTTCGTTGCAGAAGGTAGAAATCTCGATGCATGGACAGATAACGGTTTCCTGAACCTTCAGGAAGCGGGTGTAAATCCGGAAGTAATTGAGAACAATGAAGTATGGCCTATTCCTATTGTAAGACGTGAAGATATTCCACACAAACTGGAGATGAAACGCTTTGATACGGAAAATACCGTACACATCAACGCTATCGAAGTGGAGGAAGCGGCTGGTAAGCGCGAAAGCGTCATACGCGGACACCGTGTGTCTTTGCAGACTAAGTTTGCGAAGATGGCAGGATATAACTGGTCACCGGCAAAAAATACGGAAAACACTCCGGTAAATGTGGTCAGCACAGGAAACAAGAGCAGCATCAACAACACGTACTATGCCTTTACTTATGAAGAACTGCTGAAACTGGATACCCAATGCAACCTGATGGATATGCCAACAGAAGGCCGAATCCTCCTGCTTCATCCGTGGCACGCAGCCGACCTTCGCAAACAGGATCTGGAAATGTACAAAAGCTTCTTCAACGGCAGCTCAATGTTTAATTTCAAGGTATATATCACCGCAATGACTCCACGCTACAATGGGGAAAACGGACAACGTGTAGCATATGGAGCTCCTGTAAACAGTACAGACGCTATTGCCTCAACCTTCTTCTATAAGGAAGCGGTAGGAGCAGCAAAAAGCAATTTCGACATGTACTACCGTCTTAATGATCCGGAATACCGTGGTGACGTTATCGGCTTTAACATGCGCGGACTGGCACTGCCTACTACCGGAAAATACCTGGGAGCTATTGTAACTAAAAAGCATGAGTAACAAACCTTTAAAAAGATAGAACTATGAGTTATCTGAATAGTAAATCAGGACGTACATTTGATTTTACCGCCCCTTACACGGAAGAAGGAGAACGCTGCCAGCGTATTCCTTTTCCGATTGCAGTAAACCGTAAGCCAACCGACAGTTCACACATTACGCATGACACAAATCCGCAGGTAATGACGTTCGACAGTGCTGCTTCAGCAGGTTCTTATACTGTAAACACACTGGTACAGCCTGGCTCTTTGTTGATTGTAAACAACGAGCATGCTTCAAACAAACAAACGATAGGTGGCGTAGAATGCGCCGCAAACGACAGTACTGTACTGATGTGGACCGGAAAGAAGTATGTACAAATATCTAATGCAGGAGTAGGAGGATAAGTCATGAAACACTTTACAATGGGAGAACTTTGTGCCAGTACCACCGCCGACGCTCATGGAATCAAGAATACACCGCCTCTTCAGGAGGCGGGTAACTTGAAAGCCCTTGCCGACAATGTGCTTGACCCGCTCCGTGAATGGTACGGAAAACCGATTACAGTCAATTCCGGTTACCGCTGTCCGCAACTGAACCGGCTGGTAGGAGGTGCGGCAAGCAGCCAGCATCTGAAAGGAGAAGCTGCCGACATTACAGCAGGAAGCAAGGAAGAAAACCGTAAGCTCTTTGAGTACATCCGTGAGAATCTGCCTTTCGACCAGCTTATCGACGAAAAGAATTATTCCTGGGTGCATGTATCTTACAAGCGTGACGGAAAAAACAGAAAACAAATATTGAAACTATAACCATGGCGTAGTACGCCAAATGCTACGCCAATAAAGCACAACAAAATGAAACGGATTATCTTATTTTTCAGCCTGTGCCTGATTACAACACTGGCTTCTTTTGCGCAGACCCTACTTCCGGCTGCTGAACCTGAAACATCGTTCCTTATCGATCTGGGTAGCTTTACCGGAATCGTAGCCCTGATTTCTACATTAGTGACACAGATCATGAAAATTATTCCGGCTGTTTCCGCAAGCAAGCTGGCTAAAATTTTGATTTCATGCGGCGTGGGCATGGTGGTATGTATCCTTGCCTGGCTGTTGCAGCTCACTCCGTTACTTACAGGCTATATCTGGTGGCAGGTGCTGATTTACGGACTGGCGGCGGGACTCAGCGGATGCGGATTCTATGATGTGATTAAGGCTATCGGAGCACTGTTAAAAAAAGAGTAGAGCATTATGGATTGGACCCTGCTACAGTCACTATGGGACTGGCTTCTTCCTGCCGGATGGCTGGCTACGGTCATTGCCTGGTGGCGTGACAGGAAAGTATACCAGGTCCGTGCAGTAAAAGAAACCGAAGGCACTTACAAGGCTCTGTATGATGACCTCAGTGCCACGGTATTGGAACTAAGCAAACAACTACGGAAACAAAACGAACGGAATATCAATCATGAAACGGCTTTACGAAAACTGCATACTTGCAAGTATGCTGACCGCTGTCCTGTCATTATCTTCCTGCGCCAGCAGCAGAAAGGCCAGCTCGGAAACCGTCCGCTCGGACAGCCTCCGAACGAGCGTAACCGAGCAAACAACTTACGAGCCGGTCCCGAAGAGGACGGCGACCTGCTCGGTGAGTGCGGAGCAGTGGCTGAACCTGAGTAAGCTTCCTGCCGGATTCGGGCTGAGCTATCGGAACGACGGTCTGAGTATTGACATACAATCGGACGGAGAAGGTGGCGTGAACGTCACGGCAACAGCCGACAGCACAGGAAGACAGGTGACCGTGACTCGTACGGAAACCGACCACCGCATCCGTGATGAAACTGTGAACAGTGAAGTAAAGGAAACACGCCCCGCAGCCCAGGGATGGCTGACAGGAACAGCCCTGACCCTGCTGGGAATTATCCTTATTTGGCAACTGATTAAATATCATTTAAGCAAACATTAAAAACGACAAAATTATGGCAGATAAAAGCAACGGACTGATGTATGGTGTGGCCGCCGTAAAGTTCAAGACACCGGAAGGCGAGGAAAAGACGTTGGGCTGGCTGGATGAAAATGGGATGCAGCCGGCAGGAAATGCGCCTACCTTTATGGATGTGATGGCCGCACAGGTAACAGACGGACCCGTAGACAGCATCATGACCAATCCGGGAAGCGATGCATTCACGATGAACCTCATCAAGCTGGATGCACAAAGCATGGTCGATGTATTCGGTGGAAAGAAAGAAAAGGATGATTCTTATACTCCTCCGGTTAAGTTTGTAGCAAACGGTGTGCTGACAATATCCATGCATTCCGGACACAGCTTCCGCATATTCAATGCCCGTCTGAGCCGTAACGGCTTCCAGAACGGAATCAATATGCAGAATGTACTGGCAATGGGTATCCGTGTGGACATGCTGAAACCTACAGACGGAAAAGACAGACGCTACCGTACTTATCCTCCCGGTGTAACCCCGGATGAAAGTGATGCAACCGCAGATGCAGCAGGATGATGAAGACACAGGATATAGAACTGCTGGCAGGCATCTCCCTCAGTGACGGGGGAATCAGCCTGCCGCTTCATACGGTACTGCGGAAACATCCGTTCCGCATCACGATGAAGATACCTACCACACGCAGTCTGCTACGTGTCAGCAAACGTTACCTGCGCATCGGCGTTACTCCGGAAGAATATGATGCATATAATCTGGACCAGCGAATCCGGTTTGTCTACCTGCATGGGAAGGATATCAGCCGGATAGTGGCATACGGGATTGTTCGAGGACCGATACTGGGAAGGTTACTTAACCGCCCGGTGGCATGGATGCTTCGGGAACTGATGACACCCGATGAACTTTCCTCCGCCTGGCGACAGATACTGAACAGTACATCTACCACGTCTTTCGGGATTATTATCGCATCGGCAGCAGCACTGAACAAGATGCAGCCCTTAGCGAGCCGGAACGAGAGCGCAAACGAAACGAGGAGTTAAAGAAGGGACATACGGAACCTTCGCATAGCCTTTTCGGCGTGATAGGTCAGCTGGCCACAGAAACAGGTTGGAGCATTGACTACATTTTGGACAAAGTAAACGTTGTAACCCTGCAAATGATGATGGCAGACATGCCGCACTGGGTTCCACCGCAAAAGCCGGACATGATGCAGCAGATCCGTGAAATGGAGGAACGGGAGAAACAAAGAAACAGTCACAAACAAACAGAAAATTTAAATGCGACAAAGGGAATGAACCCGATGGAGTTCTTTACCCACTATGCGGTCAAGGACTGATTATTTATTTTTTATCATTAATTCATTGAAATCATGGCAGTACCTGTACAGCTCGAAATATTCATGAAAGACCTTACCAAAGCCGGATTACAGTCGGTTGGTAAAAATGTGGATGATGTGGAAACTCAGACTCGACAACTGATTTCTGCATTGCAGCAGGTAATTGCCGCACAAAAGAAACAACTTGAAGTAAATAAGGCTGCAGGTCTTAGCTATACTCAGGAGGCCGCCAACATCCAAGCTCTTACCGGACAAGTACGCGGACTGGAAGCTGGACTGAACAGCCTGAAAAAAGCAAAGGAAGAAACTGCAAAAACGCAGGCAATTGACATCGACACCGAAGCCGTTACCCGCAAGACCAACAATTTGAAAACGCAGTTCAGCCAGGTAGCTAGAGAGCTGCCTTCACTTGCCATGGGACCGCAGATGTTTATCCTCGCTATTTCCAACAACCTTCCTATGCTGGCAGATGCCATTGCCGATGTGCGCAAGCAGAACGAACTTCTGGCCGCATCCGGACAAAAGGGTGTGCCTGTATGGAAACAGCTGGCTGGTGCAGTATTCTCATGGCAGACGGCGCTGGTAGCCGCTATATCGCTGGGTATTGTGTTTGGAAAGGATATTGCGAACTGGGTAAAAGAGCTTATCAACGGGAAAAAAGCTATTGACAACAATAAAGAGGCTTTGGAAAATTATAAAAAGGCCATGCTTGATTCTCAGCAGGCAGCACAGGAAGAGATTGTGCAACTGAACTTACTATATCAGGCTGCTGTAGACAGTTCCAAAGGTATGAATGAACGCATATCAGCAGTAAAGGAGCTGAAAAAAGAATTTCCTCAATACTTCAAGAATCTTAGTGATGAAGAGGTGTTAGTGGGAAAAGCTGCTGACAAATACAATGAACTTGCCACAGCTATTATGGCATCAGCAAAAGCGCAAGCTGCAAAAGAGACACTGATTAAGAACAGTAAGGAAATACTGGATCTTGAATCAAAAATAACGGAAGAATACAAAAAACAAGAACTTAACGAGGTTAAAAGGACGGAGGCTGTAGGCAAGTTGAAGGAAGGACAAAATAGAACATTCCTTCCTGTAAGCAATGATGTAATTGATGCTGTAAACCGAGATTATGACAGATTCTTCAATCAGAGCGAAGAAAAGATTACTGAATGGAGAAAGAAAATATATGATTTGACCAAGTTTAATAAAAGCTTGGAAGATCAGGTAAACATAGAAGACCTTCTTTTTGAATCAAACGGAGGAGGTGGCGAAACCGGTACAGGTTCCGGAAAGACCGACTACGCTTCCCAGCTGGCGGATGCACGCGTAAAAGCACAACAAACCACAGAGAAACTCCGTATTCAGATCATGCAGGAAGGTATCGCCAAACGAAAGGCTTTGGCAAAACAGGAGTATGATGAACAGCTAGCTGATATCGACAAGCAGGAACGGGACACGATTGCCAAAATGGATAAGGCACGAAAGCAAGGTGACAACATCCCACAGAGTCAATATGATGAAGTGAAAACGGAAGCGGATGAACAAAGGCTTTTAGCGGAAAAAATATTAGCGGAAAAGATATACCAGATCAATAAAGAATATCTGGATAAGACACTGGACGCTGAAATAGAATATAACAAACAATATGGGACCTGGCAGGAAAAAAGAGAGGCTGTAGCTTTGGAGTATACTAAAAAAATTGCCTTGGCACAAACTGAAGCCGAAAAGAAGCTTTTAAAAGAAAAAGGGAAAGAAGCTGTTGCCGCTGTAGATTTTGAGGAGTTTAAGGAAAGTATCAATTGGGAATTGATTTTTGGAAATCTTGACAAGGTAGCGAAACAAGAGTTGCAGAAATTACGCGCACAACTGGAACAATTCCGCCAGTCGCCGGAATATAAAAACATGGCGATTGATGAGCGTAAGGTCTTGGATGAAGCCTTAAATGAAATCCAGCAGAATATAATTGAGAAAGGCGGATTGCTTGGAAATTTGCCGGAGCAGTTACAGGTATTGGCAGAGGCACAGAATGAGTTGGAAAAGGCACAGTCGGAATACAATAAATCCCTTATTTTGGGGACAGAAGCAGAGAAAGAAGCGGCTTTGAAGAAAAGAAATCAGGCTCAGGCTAATGTCGTCAACGCTCAGGCTAATGTTAACGCGGCCGCTGATCTGACCGGACAAAGATTCTCTAAAGTTACAGACAGTATGATTCGACTTAGCGAAGCAAGAAGTGACCTCTCCCAACTAGGAAATTCTATCGGGACACTGATAGACGCGTTTTCTGACGCAGACTCGAAAATAGGCGGTATAGTAGGTTCTATTATCGGAGTTTTGGAGCAGTTGGGAGATCAGGGAATATCCGGCTTTGTCGGAGGCATATTGGAGAATGTCAGTAATTTGGCCGGACATATGTGGGATACAATTGGAAGCTTTTTTGGAGTAAAAGGGCTTGGAGGTATTTTTTACGGCGCGGATTATTCTGAATATGAAAATATGAAATCTCAATATGAAACCTTGTCGGACATTTGGGATGAGCTGATAGACAAGAAACAACAATATATCGATATCAGTTATGGAGAAGAAGCGGAAAAAGCTTATCAGGAATCAGTTAACCTGCTGAATCAGAAAATGCAGCAGGCATATGCTCTTGCTGAAGCACGTAAATCTGCCGGCAGCAGTATGGGCTCTCATAGCATCGCATATCGGCAAAACCGAGATTTGGGTGGATATGCCTCAGAATTATATAAGTATGTAAATCAGAATGGTAACTATAATGATATAACTAACGCTTTGTTGGGGGCGTCAGCCGATCAGTTACGTAATGTCCGTGATAACATGTGGGCATTTTGGGCTGGACTGGACGCTGAATTCCGTAATGCCTTGGAACAGATTATCGCCTGTGATGACCAGATTGATGATTTGGGTGAAAAAATGAATGAAGTGATGACAGGTGTTGATTTCAGCAGCTTCCAAAACAGCTTTGTAGATATGCTGAATGATCTGGATTCTACCAGCCAGGATTTTGCTGACAACTTTGAAAAGTATTTGCAGAATGCAGTATTCTCATCACTTATTGCAAACAAATACAAGTCAAGGATTGAGGCTTTATACAAAGATTGGACCGAGAAAGCGGATGGCGGTTTAACTACTGATGAAGTAAATAAGCTCAGACAAGATTATCAGAATATAATAAACGATATGTTGGCAGAACGGGAGCAGATTATGAACAGTTTCGGCTGGGAAAGCTCATCCTCCGGTAGTAGCCAGTCGCCCGGAAGCGGTGCGCTGACTACAATGAGCCAGGACAGCATATCTACCTTTGAGGCAATAGGAAGAAACATGCAGACGCATCTGGCCAATACAGACAAATTCGTACAGGAAATCCGTAACACACAGAAACTGGATAGCCAGACGCTCGCAACCATAGCATCGCATACGGCATACATTGTGCTGATATACGACTTGATGGAAGACTTGAAGTTGAACGGAATACAGTTGAAATAATATGGACTTGACAGGATACCTTACAATCAACGAAACAGACGTATGGACGGAATACGGTGCGTTCCTTGGCGAAACGGAAGCGGGCGGACATGTGAACATGGACGCTTTGCTCCGTATGCCCAAGGCGAAGGACATTACCACAGTAGACTTCCGCGAACGGAACGGAGTGGAGTTGCCTCAGAACCCGAACGTGAAGCTGAACAGCATCGAACGTACCTTGCAGTTCTTTCTTCGCGGGAACTCGAAAGATGACCGGCTGGACAAGTACCAGCGCATGATGACGCTGATCACGTCCGGAATGCTTGCCATCGCCGTAAAGAATTACCGAACCTACAATATGGTATATCAGGATATGCCGGCAGAACCGGACTGGTACGAAAGCTACGAAGGCAACCGTTTCTATGTGCTGTTCTCCGTAAAGTTCCTGGAGCCGCAGCCTTCCGTTTAGAAATTGATTAAATATAGATAAATGACGATAAAATGGAACTGAAAATATACGATAAAGCAAATAACCTTCGACTGACAGCCAGCCCGAACACTTCTTCTTCTGTCACAGAAGAGATTGGCGGGGAATGCAGCGTATCTGCATCGTTCACACACACGGAATACATTCCGCTGGATGTAGATGATTACATAGAACTTGAAGGCGTGCGTTATAAAGTAAAGTCCCGTTATCGTCCAAAACAAAAGAACACACAGACTTACGAATACAGCGTGAAGTTCTATGCGCCGATACACGATGCGGAAGACACGCTGATGCTGTTCCAGGAAGGCGGAACCACCTCTGAATTCAGTTACGACGGTGGTCCGCGCGAACACCTTCAGCTTTGGATTGATAACATGAACCACCGTGCAGGCGGAAATCTGTGGAGCATCGGAACAGTGATTACCGCAGATAACAAGACTATTGATTATCGGAATGTGAAGTGCTGGGACGCGGCTTTCGGCAGCAACGGCATCGTCGCCACATTCGAAACGGAAATGTGGGCGGACGGTTATGCGATAAATCTCTGCAAGGCAGAACGCGGCGAAATGGTAGAGCTTGGCTACCTTCAGGGGCTTACCAATCTGGCACAGGAAGATAACGGGGAAGTGAAATTCTTTACCCGTCTGTTCCCGCTGGGCAGCACACGTAATATTGACGCGACAAAATACGGATATTCCCGTCTGCAACTTCCTGATAGATCTATATATGTAGACAAGAACGTCGACCTGTACGGAGTGAAGGAAGAAACGGAAGAAACAGCCTTCTCGGAGATATACCCCAAATACATCGGTACTGTTTCCTCTGTACGTACGGAAGAGAAAACCAGCGAGGAGGGACGGAAGTACACCGTATATTACTTCAAGGACAACGGTATGAACTGGAATCCGAAAGACTACGAGATTCCGGATCTGGACTACATGTTGAAATTTCAGACAGGCGAGCTGGCAGGGCGTGGAACTGACGGCTCTTTCCAGGCTGCGTGGCACGAAGACACAAGGGAGTGGGAAATCATCAACGTGTATCCAGATGATACGACTCAGATTCCGGGCGGTGCAATTATCCCCCAGCCGGGCGACCAGTATATTCCCTGGAACTTCGCCATGCCGCAGGAATACATCACCGAGGCAGAACAGGAATACAAGCAGGCTGTAGATGATTATCTTAATACTTATAGTTTCGATCCGAACAAGTACACAGGCACCACTGATCGAAACTACATCGAGAAGAACCATACCCCACTCCACATCGGATGGAATGTGCGCCTACTATCGGACCAGTATTTCGGAGCCATCGGCGGATACAAGGACACCCGTATTACGAAAGTGCAGCGCAAGCTGAATGACTTGTGCCAGGCTACGATTACCTGTTCGGATGAAGTCGGTACAGGATGGAAGTCTTCTGTAGATAACTCTTTGGATTCATTAAGGTATGAGGTGGCCAAACAGGCAGAACAATATGTGTATGATATAATCAAATCTTTTGAGACAAAAACTCCTAGTGACAATAATGTCTTTTCTGCATTAAAGTCATTGAAAACACTTCTTCGTAAGGACCAGTCTGATAGCACAAATTTTCTGCTAAAGTTACTGGGAGGAGCAGAGTTTGGAGTGTTTGCTTCTGGAATTTCCGGAGCAAATATCGATGCGCAAGGCGCAGCAGAATTACTCTCACTGGTATTGCGTGGTGCGTTGACGATAGGAGAATATAAAAAAGGCTTGAAAGGAGCCAATATTGACGAACAGGGTGTTGCAGATTTACTTTCTATACTTGTACGAAGCGGAATAGAATCAGCTAATTTCTCTACTGGTGCGTTAGGGGCTGGATTCTGTCTGAAGAAAGACGAAAACGGTGACAGTTATCTGGAGGTAGACCGTATGCTTGTCAGAAAGGTAGCCACATTTATTCGGTTGCTTATACAACAGATAAAGCATGTTGGCGGTCAGATTATTCTGACTCCGGCATCTATGTCTTGCGTTAAGATAGAGGATAAAGGAGATTTCTATCGTTGCTATTTTGAGAACACGGACGGAGAAAGAACAATAGAGCAGGAATTTGTTGTCGGTGACTTGGCAAGGGCACAGACTTTTAACGTTAAGGAAGGTGTTAATGAGAACGTCACTAATACCTACTATTGGCGTGCTGTTGTAGGAACAGGAGATAACTATATAGATTTATCCAAAACAGACTGCGATGCAGGCTCTACAGAACCAAAAGCAGGCGATGATATTGTACAGCTAGGAAACAAAACAGATGCTACACGTCAGGCAGCTATAATCTTGTCTGCATACGGCAATGATGCACCGTATTTTAGATTTTTCTCGGTTTGACTTAACCGATTGAGAAATAAACTTTTAGCGAATTATTTGAGAAATAGAGGTA